GAATGACAAAAGTTGATAGATCAACTTACGCAGGTTTTTCTAACAAGCTATCTAAAGGAACACCTAATCAGTATTGGGTAGAAAGATTTATTGATAAAGTAAGAATACATATTTATCCTACACCAGATTCTACAAATGCATCTAAAGACATGCATTTTTATTTTATAAAAAGAATTCAAGATATCGGTGATTATACTAATGCAACAGATGTGCCATTTAGATTTGTACCTTGCATGATATCTGGTTTAGCTTTTTATTTAGCACAAAAGTATCAACCACAAATGGTTCAACCTATGAAGTTGTACTATGAAGATGAATTTGCTAGAGCACTGGCAGAAGATGGATCTGCATCTAGCACGTATATTACACCAAAAGCTTATTACCCAGGATCATAATGACAACAAAACTTAAAGTAGGTGATTATGGTGAAATGAAACCAGGAGAGTTTAAAAAAAACATAGGTCAATACACCACAAAAAATTTAGAGTCTATAATAAATAATTCAGATGAAGCAATTAGAGAAATAGCTTTAGATGAATTGGAGAGAAGAAAAAATGAAAAGAAAAAAGGTGGTTTAATAGATAAACCTTTAGGACCTGGTGGTAAAAAGAAAAAAGGTAAAAAATAATGGCAAAGTACGCAACAGGTAAATACGCAAAAGCAATATCAGATAGATCTGGTATGGAGTTTCCATACAAAGAAATGGTTAGAGAATGGAATGGATCGTTTGTGCATGTATCAGAGTTTGAACCAAAACAACCACAACTGGAACCAAAACCAATGAATGGTGATTCTATATCTTTACGTAATGTAAGACCAGATAGAATAGAAACAGCTGTTCCTAAATTATTACCATTAAATCCATTTACAACAACGAATGGATCAACAACTATATCTGTAAATGAGCCTGATCACGGTAGATCAACTGGAGATACTGTTTGTTTTAGAGACGCGAGTGTTGTTGGAGGTGTTGCAGCTGCAACTATAAATTTAGCTGCGGGGTATACAATTACTAAAGTAGACACAGATAATTATACCTTTGCAACAAGCACAACATCTAGTATAACTGAAACAGGAGGAGGCGGTTTTGCATCTGCAGGACCAGTAACAGTAACAGCATGATTAAAAAAATAAAAAATTTTATTTGTAAATTATTAGGAATAAAACAATGTGCATGTCCAGAGGACGAACACATAGAGTATTATACTAAAGTTCCAGAGCCAGAAATACTTGTGCACGAGGAACCAAAATGGAAATGTGGAACACATAATAGATATAAAAAAAGTTGTTCTATTTGTAGAGAACTAGCAGGAGCTGTGTAATGGCAGGATTAAGTGCATCAGGATTAAAAACACAAATAAGAAGTTATACAGAAACAGATTCTAATGTTTTATCTGATTCTGTTTTAGAAAATATAATTTTAAATGCACAATATAGAATATTTAGAGATATACCTATCGATGCAGATAGAAAACAACAAACAGGTAATTTAGTTGCAGGGCAAGAGACAATTAACTCTCCAGCAGGAGCTGTTTTTATAAGAGGTGTCCAAGTATATGATTCAACATCAGCTACAACGGGTGCTAATGTTTGGTTAGAAAAAAAAGACGTCACTTATCTACAAGAATATATATCATCAACAGAATCAGCAAAAAGAGGTCAACCAAAATATTATGCTATGTTTGGTGGTGCTACAGGAGAATCTGATACCACATCTGGTAGAATGATGTTTGCTCCTGTTCCTGATACAACTTATAAATTTAGGGTGCATTTTAACGTGGCTCCTGCATTATTAGAGAATAATGACACTAATTATGTTAGTCTTAACTTTCCAAATGGGCTGTTGTATTGCTGTTTATCAGAAGCATATAGTTTTCTAAAAGGGCCCATAGATATGTTGACTTTATATGAAAATAAATATAAACAAGAAGTACAAAAGTTTGCTAACGAGCAGGTTGGTAGAAGACGAAGAGACGACTATACTGACGGTGCGGTTAGAATACCGATAAATTCGGCAAACCCGTAGGAGATTAAATTATGGCGATAACATCTGCAGTATGTACAAGTTTTAAAGTAGAGCTTTTAAAAGGAGTTCATGATTTTACAGCTACAACTGGAAACACTTTTAAAATAGCATTATACACAAGTTCAGCTACATTAGGAGCGAGCACAACAGCTTTTTCAAGTTCAAACGAAATTACAAATTCTTCAGGAACAGCTTACACATCTGGAGGCGCTACACTTACAAGCGTAACTCCTGTTGCTTCAAGCACAACTGCAGTTTGTGATTTTGCTGATGTTAGTTACACAGACGCTTCTTTTACGGCAAACGGTGCTTTAATCTATAATGATTCAGCATCAGGTGATCCAGCGTGCGCAGTTATTGCATTTGGTTCTGATAAAACTGTAACTAGCGGAACTTTTACAATTCAATTCCCAACAGCAGACGCAACGAACGCGATCATAAGAATAGCATAAGGAGGACCTCCTTATGTCCATTACGACATTTACAGTAACCGTCGTAAGCACGGATAGTGGTAATAAATACGTCATAGATGGCGTTCAACAAGATTCAGTTTTACTTTCAAGAGGCGGAACTTATAGGTTTGATCAATCTGATAGTTCAAACGAGGGACATCCATTAAGACTTTCTCAAACAGAAAACGGCACTCATGGTGGAGGTTCAGAATATACTACAGGAGTAACTACTAACGGCACACCAGGAAACTCTGGTGCCTACACTGAAATAGTAGTTGCATCAGATGCACCATCAATTCTTTTTTACTATTGTTCAATCCACTCTGCTATGGGTGGTTCTGCATATATAGGAAATAGTAATTGGGGAGAAAATACATGGGGAGCTAATGCTTGGCAATCAGGTATAAATATTGTTTCTCTAACAGGTGTTTCTGCAACATCTTCTACAGGAACTGTAGATGCATTTAATGAAAAAGGATGGGGATCTGACGCCTGGGGTGATGAAAACTGGGGAGAGTCTAGTACAGATGTATCTGTTTCTAGTGCTGGTGTTGGAACAACAGCAGTTGGTTCTGTAACTGTTTCAGCAGAAATAAATTCAGGTTGGGGTAGACAAGCTTGGAATGATAATTCATGGGGTATTCAAGGCACTATACTACTTGATGGTCAATCAGCAACATCAAATGTTGGATCATTAGTAGTTGGAGATATTTTAGGACTCACTGGAGTTTCAGCGACAACAAGTGTAGGTTCACCTGAAATAGTTGGTGATGTGCCATTAGAAATTTCTAGTGCAGGAGTTGGAACAACAGCTGTTGGATCATTAGCACCTGCTGATGTAATGGGACTCACTGGAGTTTCTGCAACGTCAAATGTTGGATCTTTAGCTCCTGCTGATGTTATGGGATTAACAGGTGTTTCTGCAACAACAAGTGTTGGCGAACCACTTACAACATCAAACCCAACCGTTATACCAACGGGCGTATCTTCAACAGTTTCTATTGGTTCTTTGACACCTGCGGATGTTATAGGATTAACTGGAGTTTCTTCGACTTCTTCTGTAGGTTCTATATCACCTGTAGATGTTATGGGATTAACAGGGGTCTCTGCAACAGCCTCTGTTGCAGCTTTTGGAACAGCAACTGGGTTTGGAATTCAAGCATATCAAGCAGTTGACACAGGATCAAATTCATCTTATACAAGTGTTGCAACTGGATCAAATACAAGTTATAGTGACGCTGCATAGGAGATAAAATTTATGGCATCAACATTTACACCTCTAGGTATAGAACTTCAAGCAACTGGTGAAAACGCTGGTACATGGGGAACAAAAACTAATACTAATTTAGAAATTATTGAACAAATTGCTGGTGGTTTTACACAACAGTCAATAGCTGGTGGAGCTCAAACTACAGCACTATCAGTCTCTGATGGATCAACTGGTGCAGTTTTATCTCACAGAATGATAGAGTTTACTGGTACAATTACAGGAAATCAAATTGTAACTATACCTTTAGATGTTCAAACATTTTATATATTAAGAAATTCTACATCTGGATCTAACACAGTACAGTTTAAATATGTTAGTGGATCAGGATCAACTGTAACTTTTTCAGCAACAGATAAAGGAGATAAAGTTGTTTTTGCTACGGCTAATGATGGAACGAATCCTGACATAAAAGAAATAGCTTTAGGTTTAACAGAAATATCTGAAGATACATCACCTCAACTTGGTGGTGATTTAGACACTAATAGTTTTAATATAGCGTTTGATGACGCACATGGAATCAACGATGAAAACGGAAATGAACAAATTATATTTCAAACAACTTCATCTGCAGTAAACCAGTTTGATGTTACAAACGCAGCAACTGGTAATGCACCTAGCATATCTGCGACTGGTGGAGATTCTAATATTGATATCGCTTTAATTCCAAAAGGAACTGGTGAAACTAAGGTAGGAACAGGAGCAGCAAATGCAACTATCACATCTAGTGGTGCTCATGACCTTATTTTAGACACTAATTCTGGGACTAATTCTGGTACAATAACAATAACAGATGGTAGTAACGGTAACATTAATATAGCCCCTAATGGCTCTGGACAAGCTCAAGTGGGTGGAAATCAAATATCAACTGTAGGAAAAGCTGTTGCAATGGCTTTCCTTTTCGGATAAAAAACAAACAAGGAGAATATAAAATATGGCCGCACCAAATTTAGCAAATGTAGCAACGATAACAGCAAAGTCTGTTCAAGCAGCATTAGATACAACTTTAACAACTGAAATTCTTGCTAATGCAAGTTCTTCAGGAAAAGTTTTTCAAATAGACAATATCATTGTAGCAAATATAGATGGTTCATCAGCTGTAGATATATCTGTCTTCATAACTAAATCAGGTGGATCACCAATTGCAATTGCAAGCACTATATCTTGTCCTGCAGATGCAACTTTAGTGATCGTAGATAAAAATACTAATTTGTTTCTAGAAGAAGGCGATAATATAGAAGCTGGAGCAGGAGCAAACTCAGACGCAACTATCACAATAAACTACAAGGAATTAAGTTAAACGGTATAGAATAAGGAGATTATTATGTCAGTTAGTAACGGAGGCGTAATAGGACCAGACAACATACCTGATCTAACGCCCGCACAATCCGAACAAGACGAAGTAACAGCTACTTTCACGTCACCAGGAACACATACTACAGCTGCAAGAACAACTTCAGTTGATGTTTTTATTGTCTCTGGAGGTGGAGGCGGCGGTGCTATGAACAACTCTTTTAATGGAGGCGGCGGCGGAGGCGGCGGCGGTGGACATAAAACATTCACAAGTCAACCCGTTTCTGGTAGCACAGGATACACAGTCACTATTGGTGGAGGTGGATCAGGCGGACCAGGAGGCGGAGGTAGCCCAGGATCTCAAGGATCTCCTACAAGTATAGGATTACCAACACCTATCTCTACAACAGGTGGAGGATTAGGCGGTGGATCTAGACCTTCTTCAGCACCAGGTGGCCCTGGTGGATCAGGAGGAGGTGGCGGTGGTGCCACTCCAGGAAGCACACAACCTGGTGGATCTGCTGTATCTGGCGAAGGTAATAATGGTGGGAGTGGACAAGTTTCTTCTTCGTTTCAAGGCGGAGGCGGTGGAGGTGCCGGATCATCTGGTAGTAATGGAAATCCATCTGGTGGAACAGGCGGTAATGGTGCAACCTCACCTATAACTCCAGGAACATACGCAGGAGGTGGCGGCGGTGGTCGTTACAATGGAACTGCTGGAAACGGTGGACCCGGCGGCGGCGGAAACGGTGGCGGCGGTGGATCATCAGGATCTACAAATACTGGTGGCGGCGGTGGAGCTGGTGGACACACTGGAAACGCTGGCGGAGGATCTGGAGGACCAGGTAGATTATTTATAAAAGAACCAGCATTACCTGCTGTTGCAGAAAGTTTTGTTGCATCAGGAGTTTGGACTATGGAGGACGTTGTCACTTATAGAAAAGCTGGGGAGTGGAAAGGTAGTTAATTTATTATGGCTCATTTTGCAGAAGTAAGATCAGATAATAATAAAGTAATAAGAGTAATTTTTGTCGGCAATGATCAGTGTGAAGCTAACGGTGGAGAGGATTCAGAGCAATGTGAACAATGGGTAAAAGATTTTCACCCTAATGATCCTATTTTATTAGAAAATGAATTTGCTGGGACTTATGGAGAAACTTATTGGAAGAGAACTTCATATTGGACTGTAGAGGGTGTTCGTACAGGAGGTGTTGAAGGTCAGCCACCATTTAGAAAAAATTATGCTGGTTATGGCTTTACATATAGTGCAGAAAAAGATGCATTCATACCACCTAGCCCGTATACATCATGGGTCTATAATGAAGATAAAGGTATATACCTTCCACCAATAAATGAACCAAGTGTTAAAAAACCAATAGATTGGGCAATCATTTACGACGAAGCAAACATAAGATGGCTTGCAAGAAACGGAGATATAGAAGAAGCATGGAATGAAGCTACTTCTGCATGGGAAGCAATCTAAAAATTTAAATGAATTTAAACATAAAATACTGGTTTTTTAAATCAGCGTTGCCAGAAAGATTATGTGATAAAATAATTAAATACGGTGAGTCTAAAAAAGAAATTTTTGCAGTTACAGGAAATATTGAAAAAAGAACGAAAGAAAATGTAGACGAAGTAATGAAATATAGAAACTCCAATGTTTCTTGGATATCTGAAAAATGGCTATACAGATACATACACTTTTATACTCACGTTGCTAATGAAAATGCTAAATGGAATTTTGATTTAAAACAAACTGAACCTTGTCAGTTTACTAAATATAAATTAAATCAGTATTATCATTGGCACTGTGATTCACTATCAACACCTTGTGAAGACCCTAAAAAACCATATCTAAAAGGTATGATTAGAAAATTATCTTTAGTTTGTTCGTTATCAGATCCTAAAGATTATACAGGAGGACGTTTTCAGTTTAAACTTACAGACGAAAAAACTGGAGAAAATTATGACTTTGAAGTTGAAGAAATACTACCTCGTGGATCCATTATAGTTTTTCCCTCTTTTTTATACCACCGTGTAAAACCTGTAAAACAAGGTACAAGATATTCTCTTGTTGCATGGAGCAATGGTTTCCCGTATAAGTAAATAAGAAAGTAAATGAATATTTATAATAAAAAATATACAGTTATTAAATCTGTAGTTTCTAAAGAACTACTAGACTTTTGCTGTCAATATATTCGCTTAAAAAAACAAGTTGCAAGAACTTTGTTTGATACAGGTTTTATACCTCCTTTTGAAACAATGTGGGGTATATGGAATGATGACCAAGTTCAAAATACGTATTCTGTATATTCTGATTTAGCTATGGAAATTTTATTACAAAAAATAAAACCGATTATGGAAAAAGAACTTAATTTAGAATTAGTTGAAAATTATTCGTATTTAAGAATATATAAAAAAGGAGACGTTTTATTAAGACATAAAGATAGAATGTCTTGTGAAATATCTACAACATTAAATTTAGGAGGAGATAGTTGGCCTATTTATTTAGAGCCAGATCCCTCTGTAGGTGCTTTTGATAAAGATGATGTATATTGTCCAGGAAATACTAAAGGCGTAAGAATAGATTTAGAGCCAGGAGATATGTTAGTGTATCTAGGATGTGAATTAGAACATTGGAGAGATAAGTTTGAAGGTGAAGAATGTGTGCAAGTTTTTTTACACTATAACGATTTTAAAACAAAAGGTAATAAAAATAAATTTGATACACGTAACATGTTAGGTTTACCTCAAGACTTTAAAAAAAATTAAGATGTACTCACTATCTATACAGGGATCTAATGATGCCTCTGTTTGTTTAATGCAAGATACTAAAATTATCTGGTATGCTGAAGAGAAAAAAATATTAGGAGATAAACAATATGTTTATTTTCCTTTTAAAAGTCTAGAAAAACTATCCACTATTTTTAAAGAAGAGATAGATTTTGTTTATTTTACTTCATATAACTATACTGATGAAGAGATAAATCATCTTAGAGGTTTTTTATATTATCTTGGTATTAAATATAAAAACTATCCTTTTTGTTACTACATGCCTCATCATCTTTCTCATGCTTTTAAAAGTTTTACAGACTCTGGTTTTAAAGAAGCAAGAGTATTTGTAGTAGATGGAAGAGGTAGCTATTGGCGTTTAAATAATTTTAACAGAGGGTTTGAAACAACTTCTGTATATGACTTTAAAAAAAATTACATTAATTGTATTTATAAAAATGTTTATGTTTTTAACAAAGAAGATGAAAAATATACTGTTGATAAAAAACTAAACTATGGATTTAATATTACAGGTATTAAAAATACAAAATTTAATGTTAGTAATAACGTAGACCTAGGACACTTTTATGGTGAGGTTTCAGAACATTTTGGATATAGAAACGAAGAAGGTAAATTTATGGGTTTTCAATCGTACGGAAAACCTTTTGATATAGGAGAAAGTTTTAACTCAGATCAAATTAAAAATTTAGACAAGACACAAGATGTTGCTGCATCATGTCAAAGATTATTTGAAAAAAAATATGAACGTTTAGTAGAAAAATATAAAAGTAAAAACATGGTATTTACAGGAGGCACTGCTTTAAATGTTGTAAATAATTATAAATTAGAAAAAAAGTTTGAAGATTGTAATTTATGGTTTGATCCACTGTGTGGTGATGCTGGAAACTCCATAGGTAAATCTTACATGGGTATAATTTTAAGAAACAACTTACAAATAGATTCTTTAAAAAATATATACCTTGGAACTAAGATAAATAAATTTGATTGTTCTTTAAAAGATAATGAGCAAATTAAAAAAGTAGATTTAAAAGATATAATAAAGTTACTTACTGAAGGTGAGGTTGTTGGATTAATACAAGGTAAATCTGAAGCAGGACCTAGAGCTTTAGGTAATAGAAGTTTATTATTAGATCCAACATTAAATAATGCAAAAGAAAAAATGAACAGTATTAAAAAAAGAGAAAACTTTAGACCTTTTGCCTGCGCTATATTAGAAAACTATGTTAGTTATTATTTTGATGTAGGTAAAATAAAACGTTCACCTTTTATGATGCACGCTCCTCAAGCTAAAGACTTTGCTAAAAAAACTATACCTTCAATAATACATGTAGATAATACGTGTAGAATACAAACAGTAAATAAAAATGACAATAAAGTTTTGTATAATATATTACAGATGTTTAAAATACCTGTTATAATGAATACATCTTTTAATTTAAGAGGTTATCCAATAGCTGAAGATTTAAACCAGGTTTTATTTACCTTTAGAAACTCAGATTTAAACTACGTTTATTTTTCAGATTTTAATTTATTATTAAGTAAAAAAAATGTCTTATAAAATAATTGATAATTTTTTAGATAAAGATTTGTTTTTAAAAATATCAGATGATTTAACAGGAGAAAACACTCCTTGGTTTTTAAGAAAACAAGATGTAGATTCTAAACAAGCAAAAAATAAAAACGGTTATTTTTCTTTTTGTTACTATAATAATCACAGACCAGATCATCCATTATATTATCAACATATAGAACCTATACTTAAAAAATTAAATGTTTTATCTTTAGTTCAAGTAAGGGCAAATTTAGTTTTAAAGAGTGAAGATACGATTGAATGTGGCTATCACATAGACTATAACTCAAACAAAACTACCACAGGTATTTTGTTTTTAACAGGATGTAATGCAAAAACTGTATTAAAGATAGATAAAGACGAGATACTTATTGACAATAAAGAAAATAGAATGTTATTATTTAATACAAGTATTTTACATAAAGTAATTTATCAGACTGATGTAGAAAGAAGATATATTATAAATTTTAACTTTTTGGAGGAAGATGTCAAACATTAAAGATTTTATTGGAATATGGGATAATTTTATGTCAGATGGTTTTTGTGATAAAGTTATTGATTATTACGAAGAAATGGAAAAACATAGTCTTACTTTTAAAAGAGATCAAGATGCAAAGTTAGTAGAAGATAGCTCTATAAATGTATTAGATAATTTAACTCAATACTATTCTTATGGACAAACTTTTATAGATGAGTTTTATAGAAAGTTTTGGGAAGTAGCGTACAGTGAATATTACAAAAAACATCAAGTGTTAAAAAACTATCCAAAGCACAGGAGCTTTCATTTTAAATTACAAAAAACTTTACCTACTGAAGGATACCACGTTTGGCATTCAGAGGATGATGAGATGATAGTAAGAAGACGACTTTTATTTTTTATTCTTTATTTAAACGATATAGAAGAGGGTGGTGAAACAGAATTCTTATATTTTAAAAGAAGAGTTAAACCACAAAAAGGAAGACTATTATTGGCCCCTTGTGGCTTTACGCATTACCATAGAGGCAATCCTCCGCTTTCTGGAGAGAAATATATTCTTACTTCTTGGGTGGAAATTAGCTAGTCAATCTGTTATAGTTCGCTACTATGCTACAAAAGATAGGATTTCAGGCAGGTATAAACAAACAAATATCGGAAACTACAGCAGAAGGACAGTGGGTAGATTGCGATAATGTTAGATTTCGTTACGGATCACCAGAAAAAATAGGTGGTTGGAATCAACTAGGAACCGCAAATGAAAACGAACTTACAGGTGCAGGTAGAGGACTGCATCATTTTATTAATAGTTTATCTAGAAAATATGCAATCATAGGCACTAATAGAATTTTGTATGCTTTTTCTGGTGGTGTATTTTATGACATACATCCTATTGAATCTACTACCACGCTTACAAGTGCATTCACCACGACCAACGGATCACCCACTGTAACAATAACTTTTTCTAGTGCTCATGGTTTAGTTCCAGGAGATATATTGTTAATGGATAATTTTACAACAATCACTAACTCTGATTTTACTGCATCTGATTTTGATGATAAAAAATTTATGGTTGTTACCACACCAACTAATTTAACAGCTACAATTACAATGCCTTCAAATGAAACAGGTTCTGGAGCAACTACATCAGGTGGTATTAGAATACAAAAATATTATACTGTAGGTCCAGCCGTTCAAGCAAAAGGTTTTGGTTGGGGTCTAGGTTCTTGGGGTGGTGAAGCAGCTGGTGCTATTTCAACAACTTTAAATGGTGCTCTTTTAGATGACACTGCAGGAACTGGAGGATCAGGTACATCTATCACATTAACAGATACAACTAACTTTCCGTCATCAGGAACAAATTTTATTCAGGTAGGTAATGAAGAGATTTCTTATACAGGAATATCTGGCAATAATTTAACAGGTATAACTAGAGCTGTTAGAAACTCTACAAGATCTGCACACTCTGATGGTGCAACAGTAAAGAATTCATCAGACTATGTTGCATGGGGTGAAGCTGCATCAGGAGACTTAGTTCTTGAACCAGGAATGTGGTCGTTAGATAACTTTGGTGACAAGGCAATTTGTTTAATACACGATGGTCCTGTTTTTTCTTGGGACTCTAGTTTAGCAAACGCAACAGCTACAAGAGCTACAATTATAACAGGTGCGCCAACTGCATCAAGACATATGATTGTATCTACACCAGATAGACACTTAGTATTTTTTGGAACAGAAACAACTATTGGAACACCATCTACACAAGATGATATGTTTATTAGATTCTCTGATCAAGAAGATATAAACACTTATACACCTACGGCGACTAACACGGCTGGTACACAAAGACTAGCTGACGGATCACAGATTAGAGGAGCAATTAGAGGTAGAGATGCAATTTACGTTTGGACTGATACAGCTTTATTCACGCAACGTTTTGTTGGACAACCTTTTACATTTGCTTTTTCTCAAGTCGGAACTAACTGTGGCCTTGCAGGGCAGAACGCGTGTGTAGAGGTTGATGGAGCTGCATACTGGATGTCAGAGAATGGATTCTTTAGATATGCTGGTAAATTAGAATCACTGCCATGTTTGGTAGAGGATTTTGTTTATGATAATGTAAACTTAGAATCTGGTAATCAAATGATATCTGCTGGATTAAATAATTTGTTTGGAGAGGTTATGTGGTTCTATCCAACAACAGGATCGTCTGTTGTTAATAGGATGGTAGCATATAATTATTTTGATTCATCACCACAAAGACCTGTGTGGACAATTGGTTCTTTAGCAAGAACTATGTGGGAAGATTCTGCTATATTTGGAAAACCTCACGCACTATCTTATGATGCAGATACTGATACATCTTTTGATGTTATTGGAAACACAGAGGGTAGAACTGCATACTATGAACACGAAACAGGGACAGATCAAAATAGAAATGGAACTATAACTGCTATAACTGCAAACATATCTTCAGGAGATTTTGATATAAGTCAAAGATCAGTTAGAGGACAAACAACTGGTATGGCTGATCTTAGAGGAGATGGTGAGTTTCTTATGAAGATAAGAAGATTTATACCTGATTTTATATCACAAACTGGTAACACCAGAGTTACATTAGAATTAAGAAATTTTCCTAATGATAGTCAAGCAAGCTCTTCGCTTGGACCATTTGATATTAGTTCTTCTACACAAAAAGTAGACACAAGAGCTAGAGCAAGAGCTGTTGCATTAAAAATAGAAAACACAGGGTCTAGTCAAAGTTGGAAGTTAGGAACATTTAGATTAGACATACAACCAGATGGACGTAGATAATGT